TCACTTCACCCTGTTCTCCACCTCCACGGTCATCAGCCACCCGCCATCCTGATCGAACGAGATCGTGTGCTCAATCGACGAGGCGACCAGGTCGGCGCCATCCCGGCTGGACCCAAAGCCGGAAAGCTTCACCGGCGCGCCACCCATCGCCGACATGCTGCCATCGGTCTCGAACGAACCGCTCACGCTGCCACGCGCCTGCTCGGCACCCTGGGCTTTTCCTGCCTGCTCGGCCTCCTCTTTCGTCCTGGCAGGATGGAGGTTGAAAAACCGCGACGCGGTGCCGATTGAACTGCCTTCAAAGAGTTCTTGAATGCCCTTCAAAGGGTCAAAAAAACTTGCGGCAATATCCTTGTACTTCGGCCGCCCCTCCGACGTCAGGCTGAAGGAATGGTGCTCGCGAAATGGAATGACGATCGTTGGCATTGCCTTGCCGCTCGCTGTCGTGCCGGCGTTTCGTTTGGGGACAAGCCACCGCTCGCCGGCGATTTTCAGCGTACCTCCGTATTCGGAGACCAGCTCGTTGACGAAACCAATCCGCGATTGGTTCCAACGAAGCCTGTACGGGATCTGGATGTTGGCGATCGACGGGTCGACTGAAGCCGATCGGCCGGCGGCGCCGGCGATCTTGGACACGATGCCGCCCACGGTCTCGTCGTCGAAATGCTCACTGTCCATTTCCTTGTCGCCATCGACGAAATCGCTGGCACGGGCTGTAATCGTCAGCTCGTAACCGCTCTCCGGATCGCCACCGAGCGTATCGGACTGATAAGTATAGAGCCCGCCGTCGCGCAGTCCGCCGCCTTCCCAGCCATAAAGAAGCCTGTAGCGCGTACCCTCGGCCGGGCTGTTTGGAAACGGCGGACTGACGGCATAGGTGATTTCCAGTTCGTCGCTCTCGCCGCCGTCAACGTCTGTCCAACGAACAGATTTCAGAGCCGGTCCCCAACCTGGAACGAGATCCAGACCGCTCTGGCCTATTACCTGGACGATCGGCCGGCGCATGACTACTCCCACGCCAGGACTTGGTTCACCGCCGGCGCAGGATCGAAATCTGGCGGTGCGATGATGATGGTACCTTCCGGCACGATGCCATTGACCGCGGCGGCCGATAGACCAGGGTTTGCGGCGAGCAATGCCTCGACGGCGCCATTTCGCTCAGTTTGAAGGAGCCGCTTTGCAATGCGGTCGAGCCGTTCTCCGCCATATCCGACAACTGCCTGCATCAAAGACCTCCAAAGATACCAGCCGTCACTGGCGCACCGACCATCGGCAGCATGATGAGACCAAGCGTGACATCGACGATACGGCCAACGCCATCGAAAGGATGGAGCCGCTCTTCATCGGTATCCATCGTCTCGATCACGCAAAGCCCGTCGACCAGGCCTACGAAATTCTTGGAGAAGCGCAGGAACGGAACGGTATTCTGGGCCCGATGGTGATTTTCTAAGATCGCATATGCGTCCAGGCCGCCCATGACATGTGGGGCGGTCTTCACTTCAATCGTTTTCGTGCGCGCGCCCAGACCGGTGCGTTGATACGAGATCCCGGCCGGTGTGGGATGAGCCGGGAAGCGGGCTTCGGACGAATGAGAAAGGCGCTGTGGATTGAGCCCTCCGATCGTATAGAGAACCGCTCCGCCGATGGAGATCAACGGTCCGTTGGGCTGAAAGACCGTCATGCCGTCCTCGGCCCCATATCGGAGAAGGCCCGGCTCTGGGCCATCCGGACACTACGGTCGGCCTCCCGCTGTGCCCGCAGGGCTGCAACGCGGCTGTTCGGAGAGCTGATGTGCTGGGTGAGCTTGACGTTGCTGGACTGGGACGACGTCACGGAGGAGTGCTTTTCGCCGGTGCCCGAGGTCGGCTGCGCTCCGCCGACGCCGCCAGGTGAAACATAGGTTGGCGAGATCGTGGGAGATACGGTGAAGCCCAGAATGGATTTGATGTAGTCGGCAATGCCCTGCGCCTCGGCTTTCGCCTTCTCGCCTTCCGCAGCCAACGCCTCGTTATAGCCACCCATACTCTGCTCGGCGGTACCGCGGAGATTGATACCCATGTCCTGGCGGAAATCGAAATCCGGGTCGGCTGGTCCGCGACCGAAGAGGAGCCGTTGCTGGCCAGATGGCCGTGCCTTTTCCTCATCCCGCTCATCTGGAGAGAGGCCACCGTGCTTCTTTTCAGACGAGCCGAAAAAGCTTTCGATGATTGCGCGGAGGCCGCTGTTTTCAATATCGGCAAACCCGGTCAAATGTTTTACCGGTCCGATGCCTGGAATGCCGCGCATGACAGCATCCAGCGCGCCTTGCCAGAAACCGCCGCTGTCTTCGCCTTCCATGGCGTTGGACATCGCATTCATTGCGGCCGTCAGCGGAGGCAAAGCATAGGAGGCAAGATAGGTCGCCTTGGCCGCAACGTTGGCGCTGAAGCGATCGAAGGCCGAGGAAGCGTTGTCCGTCGCCTTCACAAAATCCTCCATGACTGCGCCCGGGTTTCCCTCCATCTCCTTCATCAGGCCGGTCACGTCCTCAAGGCCGGCAAGCGCTGCTTCCAGGCCTGCCAGGGACTGAACGTCCGGCATCAGCTTAGCCAGCTTGAAACCGTCGGTACCGACCTTGGTCTTGATCTCCTGAAGGAGAGCGAGAACCGGCGACTTGCCCTCGATGACGGCGCTATTAAGGGTCTTTTCAGGATTGATGCCAAATCCCTTCGCATTCTTGATGAAGTCTTGGGCACGGAACTTGCCGAGCATGTTTTCGAAATTGACGGCTGTCTCATCAGAGTTGCCAGTCCTCTTGCCGATCGCTTGGCCGAGGGCAACGAGCAGCCGCGTGCCCGACATTCCATCCTCGCCGAGTGCCGACATCTTGGACGCGATGGATGGAAAATGCTTGGCAATATCCTTTACCTCGAACTTGCCGGCCTTGCCGCCGATCGCAATCGCATCGTAGGCGCCCATCATCTGATCAGCGCTGATGCCGAAGGTATTGCGAAGCGCTCCCGTCGTATTGGCCGCGTCCTCGGTCGAGGCTTGGGTTGCCTTCGAAAAGATGATGGCGTTTTCCGTCATGGCGGCGGCGTCTTGAGAACCAAGCCCGCCTGCCATCAAAGTACCGAACACGTTCATCGCATTTTGCGAGCCTACACCCTTGCGTGCGCCGATTTGGGCAAGGAGGCGATCGTAGACGGCCTGATCTTGCTCGCTGTATCCACCCATGACCATTAATTGGTCGCTGGTGAATTCGTCCTGGGCGGCTCGGCGGATAGCGTCGCCGGCGATGACGCCTCCCGATGCGATGGCCCCGCCGACCATGTAGCCGACGCCGGCATTAAGCGGAAGATAGGCGTCTAGACCGGATCGCTCATAGGCAGCGGCGCCGATACCTGGGCCACGAACACCTGTCACGCCATCGTGCCTGCGATAGGGCACGCCAGCGCCGTCGTGCATCCGCACCTGATCGAGTTTGTTTTTGGTTTCCGTTGCCTCGCGGCCGATCGAGGCGATCGCCTCCCGAGCGCCGGCGGCGTCTGATTTCAGATTGCCAAAAGCATTGTCATCGATCTTGCCGATCGCGACCTTCGTTTCATTGGCCTCGGTCTGCAGGCCGCGCAGCGCGCCTTCAGCCGTATTGGCCTCGCCTTTAAAGTTTCCAAACCCCTCGCCGATGCGTTGAATGGCGAGCTTGGCATGCGTCGCTTCTTCGGAAATCTGCCGGACGGCGCCTTCTGCCTTTGTGGCATCGACCGTCAGCCCGGAAAAGCCATCGCCGGTACGGCCTATGGCCTGGCGCAGCTTGTTGGCCTCATCCTCTATCGCACCAATCTTCCCCTTGGCGCTGTCGGCCTGACGGCCGACCTTCGCGAGATCGTCCGAAAGTCCGGAGCCGCCCTTTGTGCGACCGAGCTGCTCGACCGCCTTCTGCAGTTCCTTCAGATCGCGTTCGGCTTCCTCGGCGGGGCGAGAGAGTTGATTGACCAGCCGGAGCTTGAGGGAGACATCCATGTCGCTCATTTCCGGCGACCCCACGTTTCGTTGTAGATCGAGATGGCCTCAGGGTACCAGCGCAGGGCCTCGTCCCACGGCATCGAGCGGACGGCCATGAGCGGCGTCGCGAAGGATGCCGAGATACGTGCCATCACTGCTCGCCATTTGGCGAGGTCGATGATGGCGCGGGCGGGTCGATCGGCACCCTCCGGAAGTACCGGGGCAAAAAATCGTAGCAGACCTTGGTCACCGCCTCGCCATCGACGTCGATCAGACCGCGCAACACCGGAGCCGGAATGTTGGTCTGCAGGGCGTAGATATCGAAAAGATCGGGCATCCCGGTTGGGCGGTTATCCAAGAGGTCGCCGATTTCGCCAACCGTCAGACGGTGCACACGTATTTCCTTCACGATACCAAGATCCGGATGTCGGAACGGATGCACCAGCTGGATGACGATGAAAGGTTGGACGACGCCGGAAACATCGAAATCGAGCTTGGCGATCTCCCGCGTCCGCGACATCGCAGGCGATGCCGGCGCTGTATCCGCCTTGACCTCCTCCGGCCATGTCTCGACCGGCGGCAGCGTGATCTCTTCAACGATCACGTCGTTCGGGTCTTTTTCGGAGTTTGGGGTAATGATCGTGGTCTTGAGCTGCACGGGGATCCTCCTCAAGAAATAAGGCCGGCCGCCATTCGCGGCAGCCGGCCGAGTTGGCCGTCATTTGCGACGGCACCAAGGCAACAGAAATCAGATCGCCAGCAGGCGATTGTGCTCGGCGGTATAGTTCTGACCGTCGATGATCAGAATGTTGTTCTGGGCATCGAACTTGTGGATCGTCCGGCCGTCGACGATGTCGTGATACAAAACGATCGACTGCCAGCGCAGCCGCGTAGCGGCACTGGCCTTGAGACCCTTGACTGCCCCGGGGGTGTAGGACGTCAGAAGGCCCTTCAGGAAGACAACACGGCCCAGTGCGCGCGCCGGCGTCGGCGTCGTCGGGTTGACGTCGCCATTGCTGGACGCCGGGAAGACGTTGATCAGCTTCTGGAAGTAGCGGAGCGTCGTCCAATCGCCGGGATCGCGGCCGAAGTGCACACGCAGATCTTCATATTCGCCGTTGACCGTCTGTTCGCAGGACAGCGGCCTGATTTCGGCGGGCAGATCCAGGCCGAAGTAGCCTCCGCCCATCACGTACTGGACCATTTCGCGTTCAAGAACGGGCAAGGTGGTTTCGTCAACCCGCTGCCACTGCTTGGTTTCGTCGCAGTACCAGTTGGCACCATAGATGAGACGATCCATGTCCGCGCTCCTTTAAGCCGTGACGACGATGTTGGAGGAGCCGAGCTGTCCGAGCGCCGCGCCGATGTTATCGGCAAGCAGTTCGTACGCTTCCGGCTGCGGCTCGGTGTAGATCTGCAGGTCGACGAGGTCCGGTGTCTCGGCGAACGTCATCTTGACGCGCAGCGCACCGGCTTCGAGCAGCGTGGCCGGATTGAGCGACTTGGACCAGTAGAGCTTGTAATCGACGAGCGCACCGAGCGTTTTGAGGTCCATAAAATACTGGTCGGCCGAGCGATAGATCAACGAGACGGTTCCCGGCCCGATATCTTCCGCGTTGTATTTTCGGAAGGGTCGCAGCAGCGCCTTGTCGATCGCCTTGCGCGTGCGAATGCGCTTGACCGAACGCCAGCCGACCGTGGTCGGGTCGGTCGCCGTCGTGAAGGGGTTCCATAGCAGGGAACCCTCGATCACCGTGCCGACGCCGCGCTGGGCAAGATAGTTGGCGTCGCTGGAAATCTCGCCATCCTGGTAGCCGACAGGCACCGACGTACCGAGGATACCTTGCAGCTGACGGTTCCACGACGCCTTGAACGGGGTGCCAGCCTCCTTATCGCGCCGCACGATCGCCGCGGCGACGTTCGGCGACAGAGGCCGGGTGACATTGCCGGCGCCGAGGTTGACGATGGCGCTCGGATACATGCCGATTATGTTGAGGTCGGCCGCGAAATCTTCCGCCCAGGTAACGGCCGCCTCGCGATTGGTGCCGGTGGTATTGGCGACGACCATGCAGTCGATGATCTTGCTGGCGACGGACGATGCCGCCGTGACGGCCGCGTTGGCGGCATTGCCGATCCGCTGGCTGTCATAGCCGGGGATGATGATCAGGCCCGGCTCGATCTTCAGTTCCGACTTGGCCTGCAGCAGCGCCCAGACACCGGTCTGCGCTCCGGCGGAACCGACGATGGCGTTCATTTCTGCGTCGAGTTTGTCTTCCGGATCGCTTTCGGTGGAGTGCTGGGTCCGGACGAACGCGATGTCCGTGACGATGCCTTCGGAGGCGATCTGGTTGACCGTATCCTGGACAATGCCGGCACCGAGCTTGCTGATGTCTTCGGGGTTGTCGAGCGCGATGCGCGAAAGCTCACCGATCGGATACCTCGTGTTGTCTGCATTCGGCGCAGGCAAGGGAATGCCGATGGCGGTGCTGTCGCGCGTATCGATCTTGGCCAACGACGAATTGAGGTTTGGAAAGACGCGTACGCCTACGTAGTTCGTGGTGCCAGCCATTACATGCGTCGCCCTTCAAAGTGAGTTCAAAACTCGTTTGAAGGCAAGCTACGGGCGCGCGTGAAAATTCAGGGGGTGACGCGCGTCACCTCTGCGGCGTAAGCTTGGGGCAATCTCCCAACGGTAACTGAAGGCGCCCGCCTCTGATCCATCTTGGCGGCCCAAACTAAAGGCGCTTTCGGGCGCCTATTTTTTAGGCCACAGGCCTCTACGGCCACCACTGATCATCAGCATAATCCGCCGGGATCGGCTCCATGGCTTTGAGCGCCCGTTTGGCGGCATGGAGTGCCTGCATGTAGATCTTGCCGGCATCGACAAGCGCGATGACCTGTTCCGGCGTCAGATGGTGATCGACATTGTCGCGGTCGGTGAACAGCAGCACCGGCGCTGAATAGCCGGCCGTCACCATATCGCGTGCGGTATCCTTCAGCGCGAGCAACACCATCTGTGTGCCGGCCGAGCCCTCCAGGGCGACGTCCCCATATCCCGCTACCGCAAACACCCTGCCTGTCGCTGCGCGACGGTCATGTTCGGCATTGATGTCGTCAGTAGGCGGTGGTGGCGCATCGGCAAGCATGTCGACGAATTTGACGACGCCATCGACGCGCTGGACCGAGGTGGAAGCAACCACTTTGCCGCCCGGCACGGGATCGGCCGGGGCCGGGCGGTAAAGGCTCACTTCCGAAAGCTCGTCATCGCTCCAGGAATACTCGATGGAGAGCGGAAGCGTGACCAGATCCTCGTAAGCCTCACCTTCTTCCGGCTCGATCAGCTTGGGGATCGGCTGGCCGCGCCAGGCAACGAAAATATCCGGTTCTTGTTCGTGGTAGAGGGTCATGTCACGGCTCCCTTATCGCCATGTAGAAGTATTCTTCGCCGGAGGCGTTCATGTCCGTGTTTGTGCTACTGACAACAAAGCCAACCGAGGATGTTTGGACATTGTATGCGTCCTCCGCAAAGTTGAGGTTCGGGTACAGAAATGGAGCCGAGGAGCTAAATCCTCTGGCCGTATCGTACATACGCCATCCACCGGATCTGCTTGTTGGCCTTGTCAAAAGGAACTGTGGTCGCCACCCCAGGCTGACAGGATTTCCCATGCCGTTACCAGTGTAAACACCGCAACGGATAACCCCTGACGGGTCGGCGTCGGACGCGAAGAGGTAGGCCACGTAATCATTGCCGGACAAGTTGACGTCACTTGTGCCGGTTATCTGGAATGCCGTTGCATCGGCGCCAGCGATGCTATTCGACGTATTCGAGAAGACTGTCGTATCAAAACGGCCGAACCTGTTGATGCCGTCAGGCACATATGTGAGCCAGGCGTTGTTGGCGCGGCGCTTTATAATGAGCAATCCGGGCGCGACACCAAGGCTATGCGCTATCGATCTGGACGACGATCCATTGCCCGTGTACGCAACGACGTCGAAAAACCTCGCAGCTTTTTTAAAGCCCCAATGCACATAGCTGCCGCCGGAAGCGTTGATGTCAGCATCGGTCCCGAGCGTGGCGCCATTGCTCAGAAAAGCCGTAAGGCCGGCGGCGACGGTTGTTTCCCCACTCGTGCTGTCGGTTGCAAGCTCTTTTGTCACGCCGCGAGGCTTGTCGTAGAGAGCATGGCTCGCGGCTGCGTCACGCCGCTTGATCCAGTGCAGATCGGCGTCGATACCGGTCACAAGGTTTCGGCCTGCGCCTGTGCCCGTGTATAGCGTTGTGGCAAACAACTCGGCAATGTTCGGGCCGCCACCCCCCATCATCATCGATGACTGAAACATCAACTGTATGCCTTTGTGTAAGCGGCGCGAATAAAGGTCGATGACACGACATGATAATCAATGGCATCGACGGCGCCGCTTGCCGTTGATGGCGTAGGAGCCGAGCCGGAGAACTTCCAGTAGCTCCCGAAGGCCAATGTTCTGTTGGCGCCTGAGAGCGTGATGATGATCGACCCCTTCTGCCCGGCCACCAGATTGGTCGGGTTCGCCAGGGTGCGGTTGCCTGCCATGGTGAGCGTAAACTCGTTGGACAGCGCGAAGTTTGGCGTGATGGTTGCGCCGTCGGTGAGAGCAACCGGCGCAGCCCGCTGCGCCGCCGAGAATGATTGCGCGAGATCGAGCTTGGCCGTGTCGATGTCATAGGGCTGCATCTCGACGAATGTGTTGACACCGGTGGCAACCACCAGGCGATCGTCATCCGTCAGAAAATACAGCCGGCCTTCGACGAGCGCATTGGCCGACACCCTGGTGTTGAGCGTTGTGCGCGTGCCTTTGGGGACAAGAAGAGAACCCATCAGAATGTGCCCCCGTCAAAGACGACATTAGAGATCGTGCCGCCGGAAATGCTGACGTTGCTCGACGACTGTTGCGCCATGCTGCCGAGTTCCAGATTGGTGCGTGCCGCAGCGGCGTCGGTCAGATCGGAAAGGTTCGCGGATTTGGCCAGCTTGCCGGCAACGGTGGTGACGAGCGCCGAAAGCGCATCGTCCTGGTCGCCGAGTTCGTCGGCAAGCTCCTTGAGTGTGTCAAGGGCGCCGGGCGCGCCGTCGATCAGGGCTGCGATGGCGTTTGCAACGAATGCTGTCGTGGCAAGCAGCGTCGAACTGTTTCCCGCCGAGGCTGTCGGCGCGGACGGCGTGCCGGTGAAGGTCGGCGATGCCAGCGGCGCCTTGGCATCGAGGGCCGATTGCGTGGCGTCGGAGATCGGCTTGTTGGCGTCCGACGTGTTGTCGGCGTTACCGAGGCCGACATCCGCCTTGGTGACATTGTCCCATGCGCCGGAACCGGCCGTCGCTCCCGCCTTCAGGAACTTGCCGTTGTTGCCGGTGCCCGTCGCCGGGACATGCAGATTGCCGTCACCGGAGGGATGGGAATAATTATTGGCGTTCGAAGCGATACCGTCGAGCTTGCCCTTGTCGGTCGACGACATGAAGCCGTCCACACTGCTGGTGGCGTTGCCCGGTTTGCCGTCGACACCGCTCCACGGCACATGGTCGGCACTGTCGGCCGCATCGACCTTGCCGTTATCGTCGCTATCATACTCGGACTTGAGCATGTCGCCGGCGCCGGCGTCCGACATGGCGTCGATCACATATGCCTTGGTCGCAAACGTGCCTGCACCCGCGAAGGCGCGAATGGACGTGGCATTGCCGGAGCCATCGTCGCCGAAACCGATATAGACGGTGTCGTCGGTCTCGTTGTAAGCCACCTGCCCCGACAGGAGCGATGACGGCGCGCCGGCCGCGCCGCCAGAGGCTCGTCGCGTGACCTTAAACACGCCATCCATTACAACTGTCGGCATCAGAAATGACCCCCATTAAAGATTATTGTTCCAGAGTTCTGCAGGGTGCCCGGCGGACCTTGCTCGCCTGGATCTCCCTGTCGCCCTGGTGGCCCGCGCCGCGCCGGCACCTGCAACGCCACAACCTCGCGCAGCGGCGGCATGTAGGCCGTGACGACGTGGCGGATCTCGGCACTGGCCGTGACCCTGCGGCACTGCATGGTAACGGCGATCCTGGTCATGTCAGCAACTCCGCCGGCGGTCCTGGTTGTTTTGCCAGCGCCCCGGCAAAATAGTCTTCGGCCTCGCCTTCGGGCGCCTTGAGGTCGATGAGGTATTGGATCGGCGCCGTGACATCGCGCAGCGCCTCAGTCTGCGCAACCGACATCACGATGACAGGAATGACGGCTGCCCCGCCGGGAAGGCCGGCGATTTCCTCGAAGGTCACCCCGGCGTCGTTGGTCAACGTGAAGGCTTGCCCGGCCGTCCAGATATGCATGCGGATTGTCCAGGCCGGCCAGTCATCCGGCCGCTCACCATCGAAGCGGATGTCGAGATCAAGCCGCCAGGAATAGCCGGGCGTGAAGCGGACCGCTTCTGTAGGCAGGGCGGCGCGGCTCAAAACGTGCCTCCATTAAAGTTGCCGTCCATGGCGGTAAGGTCCGTGCGCAGCTGACCGATCTCGGTCCGTTGTGCCGGCGTCACGAACACACGGGTTGCGCTCTCGGTGACGGATGCCGCCGGCACCCCGCCGGACAGCCAAGCCTCGATCTGATCTTGGACATCTTCCAAGGCCGCTTGCGCATCGGCGATTACTGTGGCGATCTCGGCAAGATCGATGCCTTCCAGCTGCTCGAAATATGCCGCGATCTGGGCGGCAGTCTGGGCGCTCGCGGCAGCCTCGTCCGCTTTCGTGGCGGCAACCGCCGCCTTGGTTGTCGCCGTTGCGGCTGCAGGAACTGCCGCGCCTGCGGCGGCAACCGCTGCATCACGCGCCGCAGCGGACTGATGGAGCACTGCCAGCCCTGCTGCCGTCGACCCCGCCAGCGCGCCGATCACCCAGTCGCCGTGCGGCCCGGCGCTACCTTCGAAGGACAAAACCTCGCAAAGGTATTCGCCGTGGTCCCGGTCGTAGGCAATGGTCCTGGCGATGCCGTAGTCATCCGGCGTCGTTTCGCGGGTCAACGCCGTGAATGGCGCCGGCGTGAACAACTCCCGCTCGACCGGATCATCGAGGACAAAGGTCAGAATGTTGCCGGCGCCAAGGGTGCGAAGCGACGAAGACCGCGCGACCAGAAAGCCGCGCTCGGTCAAGGTGAACACCTTCTGGATAGCCGGCAGAAGGATGTCGTTGACACGCGCCAGCACGAAGGTGCGCAGATCCTCGGCGACCTGCTCGCTGGATCGGGACGCCAGCTCCAGCGGCTTGAAGCGGTTTTCGAGGATCTGCAGCAGGCGGGAGATCGCCTCGTAGTCGAATTTTCCAGAAGGCTTTAGGCCGAGCTGGTCAGCGATCGAGCGGCTGAACTGCGGAGACGCCATCGGCATTGTCCTTGATGATGCGGCCGGTCAGGGTGGCTTTCTGGCCTGGCCGCACCCATGCGCGGCCGACCTTGAACGGGGCGGCAATCTCGACCTGGTAGCGAGCATCGTCATCGAGATCGTCATACGGATTAGCGGGTTTCGCCGGGGCCTTGGCCATGGTGCTCTCCTTTTAGGTAAACTCGACATCGACACGTTCGGAGACGTGGTAGACCCGCGCCGAGCCGCCGGTTTCGCCGGTGATTTTGATTTTGAAGCTCGACACCGGAGAGCCGAACGTGAAGCTCGCAACAACCTTGACCGCGTTCTCACGGGCAGGATCCACCTGGATGATCTGCGCCGAGGGCGTGACTGTCGTCGTGTACGAGCCGCCGGTGAGCAAGACGACATCGATGTCGTGATCGTCACTGTCCCAGTTCTCGACCAGCAGGGTGACTGTCGCCTCGTCCATGGGCGCCGGCATGGTGCGCACCGTGGAGATATGGCAAAGATCTTCGTCCGGCCGCGATAACGTCACCTCGGTGCGGTCCTCGCCGAGACCCAGCGCCGGCATGACATCGGTGGTGCCGACGAAGTTGGCGCGGATCGGCAGGATCGACGGCAGGTTACTCAAGAGCGCCACGTGCGCCGCAGCCTCGGCGAGCGGCACCCACTTGGCTCCGACGCGCACGTCAAAATCGAGCTTGCTGCCATCGGGAATGAGAGCGTCGAGATTGAGCTTGACGCTGTCGATACCGCCGGCAAGTTCCAGCGCCTTGAGCGAGACCTGTACGATCGGCGAGGTGAAGCTGGCATAGACGGCCTCGAAAGCCATGTCGACAGACGGATCGCCCTGGATCCAGCTGCCGTCGATCATGTACTGGATGTTGCCCTGGGCCAGCTTGTTGCCGGCGACCGTGGCGACAAAGTGAGCACCGTTGGACATCAGCACCACGGCGTAACGCTTGCCTTTTTGCTGGAAGATCGGCTTGAACCGAACCTCCGTCTTGGCGGGATAGATGGCGATCGACGCCGGCGGCACCACGTTGGACACGAGCACGGCATTGAGATCCGGTTCGTTGCCCTTCATCTCGCAAACGACATAGCGAACATCGCCGGCCGACGCCTTGCGGGTGAAGAACCAGTTGAAGCCGACGAGATAGCCGTCCTGCGAATTGAGCATCGTCTGCGCGACGATCGATCCCGTCACGTTCTCGGTCGAGACGACACGGTCGGTGTAATAGTCGTTCATCGTCTCTTCGGTGAACTTCCGAAGCGTGACGCGCTCATAAGCTTGTCGGGTGCCGGCGGCATAAGAATAGGCGTACAGAGGATCGTAGTTGGTGTAGTAGTTCACGACCTCGTAAAGCTCGCCGTTGCGCTTGAAGATCGCGCCGACCTGCGACAGGGACATGCCGTTGACGCTGGCGGCCGTCTTCCACCAGCTGTCATTCGAGCCGCCCTGCGTCTCTGTGGTGGAGTAACGGCGCACGGTACGGGCTTCGGTGCGCTGCACCAGCTGCACGGTCTGCACGGTGGTGTTGGTCAGCGGATATTCGCCGTCCTTTCCATTCGCGGAAAGCCTGATGACGGTCGAGAACTTCGGCAGGGCCATGCCATTGTTGACGATGACGCGGTCTTCGATCGGATTGTCGAGTTCAAGAGCAACGACCGCTTCCGCTGCTGACGGAAAGCGCAGCCCCTGTTCGGTGCGGGCCGAATAATCAGGGTGAGCCGTATCGCTTTCGTCGTCGGTCCAGAAGATATCGCTGCCATAGGCGGCATGATCGTCCGGCAGATCGACACGTTCCTTGACGCGCGCCAGGTCGTAGGACATGGCCGAAACCATCGCAAAATCGGCCTTGGCGCGCAGTGCAGCGGCAAGGCCGGAGATATCGGTCTTGAGCGTATCGATCTGCGGCCCGACTTGGGCAAAGCGGCGGGTATGGTCGGCGATCTGTTCGGAGTTGCCGTAGATCGATGTGACCTCGTTGGCAGTGATGCGGGTGATCGAGGCAACGCCGGAAGGCGTCAGCAGCACGTTGGCGACGGCAATATAGTTCGACTGAATGGCCGGCGCCTGCGGCGTGGCGTTTTCCTGGCCAAGAACGAAATCGACATAGGCCTGGCGGCGGTTCTCGGTCGAAAGCTCGGCGCTCTGGGTGTCCTCGCTCTCGACGTCGACCAGTTGCGTCCGGGGCTCGACATCGGTGTTGATCGTGTTGCCGTAGACAATGACGGTGGCGATCTTCTGGGCGACGGCCGGCAGGTGCTGCAGGAAGTCGAGCGTCTGGCCGCCCTCGGCATCGAAGCCGAAGATGGCGCCGGACGAGGCGAACAGCCGCCCGACACTGACGCGCACGACGGACTGGCCGGTTTGCTCGGCAACAAAGCCTGAATAGCGCCCGACCGGAAAGCCGCCGAGATCCTTGACGACGTTATCCATGCTTTCGCGCGGGAAATTTCCGAGATTGTTATAGTCTTCCAGCGTCACTTGCTGGTTGTCGGTAAAGTTGACCTTGCGCTGCATGCTCGCTCCCTCAAAGTCTGTTGGGCACAGGCGTGCCGATACGGGTGGATTTGTCGAGTGGGTAGCCATCGGCATAGGTGCGAGGGCGAACGGTCTCGAAGCTGACCGCGATGCGGTCGGAAAGACGTTTTGATGCGGCCACTGCCGACAGCAGCAAGGCGCGTCGACCGGATACGGACGGCCCGAT